GCCCTGAGGTCGCGGAGATTATCGTCGCTGCTGTTCGTGTGGGCAACTACTTCACTACAGCCGCGTCTCTAGCAGATATACACTACAACACCTTGTATCGCTGGCTGAGGGAGGGCGAAGAGGAGCCAGACGGCAAGTATGGGCAGTTTTCGCGCGACATGCACCGCGCGGAAGCTGAGGGCGAGGTCAGTATTGTCAGCATCATTCGTACGCACGCCGAAACGGATTATCGCGCCGGCCTGGAGCTTCTCGGGCGACGGTTCCCCGATCGATGGTCCACGCGCAATCGCATGGAATTGACGGGGGACAAGGGCGGTCCAGTGGAGATAGTCGTGACGTACGACGAAGACGGTTCTGATGACGTCTGACGTCAAACGCCGCCCGGGCAACCCGACTTGGCGCCGTCATGATCGACCGGATCGTGTGACAGTCAGACTTCGCAAACCGCACGAACAGCAGGATGGCTTCGTCTTCAGCGAGCACAAACGGATCATCGTACGGGCTGGCAGGCGCTCCGGTAAGACTGTAGGAGTAGCTACGCTAGCCGTTATGGCGTTCCTCTCGGGGCGGCGCGTATTATACGGAGCTCCCACGTCTGAACAGCTTGACGCGTTCTGGTTCGAGGTGAAACGGGCGCTACAATCGGCTTTAGACGCCGAAGTTTTCACTAAACACGAAGTAACGCATGTAATCGAACGCGCTGGCACCAAGCAGCGTATTCGAGCAAAGACCGTTTGGAACGCGGACAGTCTGCGTGGAGACTACGCGGATGTGCTGATCCTGGACGAGTGGCAGCTGATGAACGAGGACACATGGGATCAGGTGGGCGCGCCTATGCTGCTGGACAATAACGGAGACGCGATATTCCTGTATACTCCGCCATCCCTGACTACACGCTCCGTGACCAAGGCGAAAGACCCGATACATGCGGCTAAGCTGTATCGGAAAGCGAAGAAGGATCGGTCGGGTCGATGGGGTGTATTCCACTTCACAAGCCACGATAATCCGCACATATCGCGCGAAGCCCTGTCCGCAATCACGGAGGATATGACCGCACTCGCCATACGGCAAGAGATCGACGCTGAAGACATAGATGAAGCACCAGGCGCGCAGTGGTCGCGCGGAGTCGTCGAAGCCAACCGTGTCCCGATGGACGAAGTTCCCGATCTCGTACGCTTGCTTGTCGCTGTGGATCCGCCAGCTGAAAGCAAGGCGCGTCAATCAGGGTGTGGGATCATGGTGGGCGGCATTGACGAGCTTGGAACGGGGTACCTGTTAGAGGACGCTACCGTTGAGCACGCTACGCCAGCTGACTGGGGCGCCGCAGTCATCACAGCGCTGAGCGACTGGGATGGCGACCTGGTTGTGGGCGAAGTCAACCACGGGGGCGAGATGGTGGAGTTCGTGTTGCGCAGCATACAAGAGGATATTGCGTACAAGTCAGTCAGAGCCAGCCGTGGCAAAGCTGTGCGTGCAGCACCCGTCTCCGCTCGTACCCAGCGTGGTCGCATCAAGTTCGCTGGCAAGTTCCCGAAGCTCGAGGACGAACTCTGCCTCTGGGAGCCAGGGATGCCGTCGCCGCACCGGCTGGACGCGTTCGTGTGGCTGTTCTCGGACGAAGCTCTGTTCACGAAGACCAGGAGGGCGCATGTCAGTGCGACGAGTATCTCAGCATAACTCCAGCTGTTATCGCGTCTACACTTCGCGCGAGATTGACAGCGATCATCCGCTCTCAAAGCGACCTAACCCTAGTCGGCCAGATAAGCGGTTCTTTTCACCGGCGACGCACCACCTAGCGAGGAGCCAAAAGATCACGGATACCGGCGACGTTACCGCGCCTACAACTAGCTTGGTGGAATCCGTCACCTCGGGAGAAATACTCGTGGCTTTCTACCTTCTCCAGATCTCGCGGTTCCGCTATGCGCAGAGAGGCGGGCTATAATGCTGGCAGACACGCGAAGTAAAGGGCAGTCGCTGCGTTCGCGTACAACGAAGTCCGTATTGTCACCGCTGAGATCGGGCGGTTTCATCGGCGTAGCCACGAAGAGCGGTTCGTTCGTCTCCTCTGATGTGCTCTCGCGCTTCGCTGGCAAGTCCGAGACGCAGTCTCAGCAGATACAGCAGGAGGACTTCAAGGGTATTGACGGACTCGTTAATCCGTTGTATGACCCGACATCCCTGGCGCGACACATGGAGGCGAACACGTACCACGCTCGCGCCGTTCGCACGAAAGCGCAGGACGTAGCCGGTCAAGGCTGGGAGCTCCTGCCTGCAGTCGACAATCCGTCCGATGAACAGCGCGATCGCGTCATCGAGTTCTTCGCCTCGCTAGACGAGGACATCTCGGAGACGCTCATACAGGCCATGACCGACCGTGAGTCGATCGGTTGGCTCAGCATCGAGATTGTGCGCGAAGAGAAGGAACCGGACGGGCCCATCGTGATCGTGAAGAACATACCTTCGCACACCATGCGGGCTCACCAGGACGGCAAGCGATTCGTGCAGAAGCGGGGTAGTCGACAGGTGTGGTTCAAGGCTGCAGGACTTGTGGACATAGACGTGGATAAGCGTACTGGACACCTGCACGAAACCGGCGAACTGGAGCCGGAGGACCGCGCAAACGAGGTGATGTGGAACAACATCTACACGGCACGCAGTGATGTCTACGGTGTGCCAGATCACATCCCCGCAGTCGGCGCTATACTCGGCGATATCGCACGCCGTGACTACAACATCGTGTTCTTCGAGAACTTCGGCGTGCCCGCCTACGCGGTCATGATCTCCGGAGACTACGACCCGGGAGCCCCGGTTGACGATAACGACAAGACTCAAGCGGACATTGACGCGGGAGCCACGCAATCCGGACCCATGAAGACGCCACTTCACCGACAGATCGAAGGGCACCTCCAGGAGATCGCGGCGAATCCGCACAGTGTACTGCTCCTCGGCATACCGTCCAGCGACGGCGGAGACGTCAAGATCTCGTTCGAGAAGCTCGCGGTAGAAGTGAAGGAAGCCAGCTTCCGGCTCTATCGCATGGACAACTTGAAGGAAGTCCTGTCCGCACACGCCGTGCCGCCTTATCGTGCAGGTATAGCGGAGCAAGGCTCGCTCGGTGGGAACGTTGCGGAGCAGACTGACAAGATCTACCGCGACTCCGTGCTCACGCCGCGTCAGGGAATGCTGGAACGTCTGCTCAACCGGTACGTGCTGGGAAGCATGGAGATCACGGACTGGACCTTCAATCTCGTAGCTATAGACGTGGAAGACGAATTGCTGGAACTGGAACTGGCGATTCTGCTGTTCACTCACGGCGGTCTTACGCCCAACGACTTGATCCGCAACTTCGGAGTCCGTTACGGTACCGAGCCTTCCGAAGACCCAGCTATGGACGCGCATTACATCAACGGTATAGCGATAGACGCGATACTGACAGACGACTTCGAGCAGGTGATGCTGAGCCTACGCGACGAGCTACTAGAGATTGCGAGAAAGCATGACGAGTCTAGCGATGAAGATGGCGATGTCAGTGCACAGCTCTTTGCAGCTCTTGCAGGCCTTGAAGCAAGTGCCGCAAAGACAACAGCAGATCGAATCGCGGCTTACAAGGCAGCTAGCGGACGTACTACGCACAGTGGAACGAACGGTGCTGGCAGAACTCGAGAGTCTCGGGCACGTGCCGCAAGGCTCGGCCGAGATTCGGCGCGTAGTGCTCTCGCTGTCAGACGCCGTAGAGGTGCAGATGCGTGATCTAGTAGCAGACACCACAGTTGAAGCTGCCAACTACGGGCGCAACAAGATCCTCTCGGAACTGGGGCAGCAAGTGCTACCGTTCCCCGATAGGATCCAACTCGCACTCCGCGAGCGTACGTTTGAGGCCAGCCGATCGACTATGTCGCGCTTAACCGGCGATGTCATGGGTGTACTGTCGGATGCATCCCGAGAAGGGCTCGGAATACGCGACGCTGCACTTCGACTCGAGGATCAATTCAGGGATATGCGCGAATTCGAGTTACGTCGTATCGCGCGCACCGAGACCAATCGCGCGCAGCAGGATGCTGCGATGACTACGGAGAAAGAGCTCGGCGTGCGTTTTCACCAGTGGCATACGGCCGGAGGTGAACGCGTTCGTAGCTCACACCGTGAACAGCACAACGAGATCGTCGCTGTAGGCGCCGAGTTCAGCAACGGCTTAGTGCGCCCCGGCGATTCTAGCGGGCCCCTCTCCGAATTCATCAACTGCCGCTGCAGACTGATACCGTTCATCATTCCGCACGGGATGAGAGCACCGGTAGACATGGCACAGTTCCATGCCGGCGACTTAGTGCAGGTGGCAGCATGATGATACGGCTTTGGAGTCATCGCGGGACCTCCGGACAGAGCGTTTCCCGCGGTGGCTCCGATCATAGGAGAAGTGCATGTTAGGACGACGAAAAGACGTATCAGTTCGACTGAGCGCCGAGGATCGTAAGCTTTTGCAGCACATAGCCGCAGAACTCGAGCACATCTGCTCTGCCTTAAACGGAGAGCCCGAAGACAAGCAAGAAGTCTCTGAAGACGATCATGGAGAATGAATTGGGACCTGTGGAGAGCTTATGGTAGTTGAGATTCACGGTAGGTTCTCCGGCACACCCGGTAACTACATCTCGACTGACGATGTGAATCTGCTGGATGCCGACTCGGCGCATCTCGTTCAAGCCTTCCCGTGGACCACGGGTAATAGTACGGCAACTTTCAAAGAGTTCGACGCTGACGGATTCGGAGTTTACAAGATAGTGATAGATGCAGTCGGTGGGCACGCCCCGTGTTCCCAGGCAGGGCTAACTATCCCCATCGCTAATCTAGCCCCGTTAACTTTCCTGACTAAGTTCAACAACAGGTCCGGCCATGCACAGGATGTGTTGCATCAGGTGACGACTGCTGGCGGGAATGCTCACGGAGGGGTGCAGTCGATCCCTGCCGGTGAATCAATACTTGCATCGGCCATCACTCCGGCAGCGGGCACAACCATTACGGACATGAAGTTCGAGTTCAGGAACTCCACGTCGTTCGTTAACGACGAGTTCGACGTTTCGAGGATTATGCTTGCGGCGGGAACATGGACCACGTTTGTTCCGTCGCTGCGCATCATCAATGACTTCGACATGCGAGTCAAGGCGTACATGACAGACGCAGCAGGGGCACCAACTACATACCTGTTCTGTCTCGGACAGTGGTCCGATCCTCAATACCTCATTGCTCGAAATGCCAACGATCTGTACTTCCGATTGGGCGGAACATCAGCGGATGCCCATACCTTCAAAGCTATGACTGTTCTCGACGCTGCGGTGGAGTATCGTGCAGAGGCGATTTACAGCTCTGGTATCAATTGGGATATTGAACTGTTTGAGAACGACGTATCAATTGGTACGACTGTGTTGGCTCTTGGTGCCTACCTGGCTGGTGACGGGAATGTCAAAGGCCTGCGGGTAGGTACGGACGCTGCCGATATGTCTCCGTGGGATTCTGACATCGATTGGGCTGAGGCTCGTGATGGTAAAGGCGGCCCTGTTGTCGCCAGGTTCGACGCCATCGACGCTTGGAACGCGGTCCTGATGGAAACGCTACCTGACGGCACAACGTGGATCGACGTTACTGGCCGAACCTGGACATCGCACGGTTCAGATCTAACCGTTGTCTTTGACATAACGACTCATCATCGTTCCGTTTTGCTCAGAACTCGAGGAAGAACAGGAACTCATGGCGTGTAAACGGGAGGTAAGTCCGTGCACTTAGTCAAAACGCTGAGCAGACGCAAGCGAGGAGCCACAGAGCCGCCCTTCGTAGGTCAGATCACGGAGTTGGACGGGTCCCCTACGGATCTAAGCGTAGGGATCACGGACATCAGGTTCAGGTTAGGAACGCCAGGACTCCCACTCATCATTGACAAGGCCGTTACTCTTACTGCACCGGTTACAGGCGAATGGGAGTATCGTCCGACTTCAGTCGAGGCAGATGCTCTGACTCCAGGCGAGCATTTACTGCATCTCATCATCAATTGGTCCGATGCTACTGTGGAACCGGTACCCTTCGACTTCTATTTCAAGCTTGAAGTGCTTCCCTCATTGTAAAGGAGAATGATGCCACTACCCATACCCACACGAGGAGAAGCGCAGGACGCCTACGTGGCGCGCTGTATGGACAGCGATACTGCTGTACAGGACTACCCCGACGACAATCAGCGTTCAGCTGTGTGTTCTTCGACGTGGGAGAACGCCGCGAAAGGGAGTGATCTGACGGCGCCTATCGTCTGGAAAGACGAGGACAGACGCATCGTTTACGGACCGGTCCTGGTACCGGACGTGAAAGACGCGGACGGTGACGTGGTTACCGCCGATAAGATCGAGAGAGTCGCGCACAAGTTCATGGAAGAGTACCGGCTCATGGAGCATATGCACACTCTTCGTGCAGTAGCACGCCCGGTTGAGAGCTACATCGCTCCTGTGGACTTAACGCTCGGAGATTCACGCGTTCCAAAGGGGTCATGGGTCGTGGGTGCGAAGATACAGGACGACGACGCTTGGTCTGAGGTCAAGTCGGGTCGACTTACCGGCTTCTCTATCGTGGCTGTACCGGCTGGCGCGCTGAAGAGCGAAGGCACCGTCACCAAGCTGACTCTACGCGATATAGAGAAGTCCGGTCGCGACTGGGAGGTTATCGCTATCGGTCTTGTGGACAAACCGTCCGTGCCTCTAGCGAAGTGGACTGCAGTCAAACGCGCCGAACCGTCTACGTGGGATAAGCTGAAGTCAGCGCTGGTTCCCACGTCGCAGCCGCTCAGTGCGACACACATCGAAAAGCTTCAGCGGGCCCAGGAAGCTGCAAAGCGCCTGGATACCGCTGTACAGGATCTGATCACCGCTGACAGCGGTGAACGTAGCGAGTCTCGCGAAAGGAGAGACGTAATGGAAGAAGCGCAGATCAAGGAGATCACTGAGCTTGTTGGAACCGCCATCGGCGAATCCATGGGCAAGGTAACGGAGCGCCTTGACGCTCTGGAGGACGTGGGCAAGAAGGCCAAGGAGAAGAGCGACAAGAGCGACGATGACGACGCGAAGTCGGAGTCGGTCTCGAAGAAAGAGCTCGAGGAGGCCGTAACTGTAGCAGCCAAGGCAGCTGCCGCGGAAGCTGTGTCCGAGGTTCTCGTCAAGTTCGAGGAACACATCGAAGCCAAGCCGAAGGCGTCAGCGACAGCGCTCGCGGAGAGCCTTCGCGGCCAGGACGGGCATTCCTCCTCGAAGAAGTCGAAGGCCCTACACAGAGACGCCTTTGGGCGGCGAGTGACCGAGGAGGTCTAGCAGATCAACCGCTTTCCTAGCGGGTAGAAGGCAAGACGAGAAAGGAAGTACAGATGCTAACAATCGAACAGATGGTCGAAGCGGTAGTCAAACGCATTACGACCACGACTCTGGGTGAGACCGCTCTTCACCCGGAGAAAGCTGCGCAACTGGTGCGGGAACTTGAGTTCTCTACACCCATGTTGGGTGCCACTCGCCGGCTGGACATGAAGTCGGACAAGAGGGACATCGATAGAATCGGGTTCACGGGCCGATTGATGAACGTTGCGCCAGCAGAAGGCGAGCCAATCGTGACGGAATCGACTCCGGCGTTCACTAGCAATGAACTGTCGGTAGTCAAGGCCGTAGGCGTCGTGGAACTCAGCGATGAGTCCTTAGAGGACAACATCGAGCGTGAGAACTTCGAGGACACCCTGATCGCTTTGATCGGCAGTCAAGCGGGCATCGATCTCGAGGAGCTGTATCTCAACGGCGACGTAGGATCTGGCGACCCGTACTTGGCTCTGACAGACGGCTGGAACGTACTGGCAAACAACCAGATCACAGGAGCGGCGAACCTCGACTTCACAGCGGCAGACGTGGAGTCCATGTTCGAGGCGATGTTGGTTGAGATCCTCACCAACGCGCGTCAGTTCATGCGTCGTCGTCAGGACATGAAGTTCTGGGTCAGCTGGAAGGCTGAGAACGACTACCGAGAACTGCTGCGTCAGCGCGGTACGGATCTGGGAGATTCTGTGCAGACGAAGGCTCAGCCGCTCGCCTACAAGGGAATTCCGGTCGTACCGGTGTTCAACATGCCCATCACCGATGCGCTAATGGCGACGGACGACAACCTGGTGTACGGCATACGCCGAGATATCCGGTTGGAGCCCGAGCGTCAAGCGCGAGCTGGCCGGACCGACTTCGTCGTGACGTTCAGGACGGACGCTCACTACGAAGACGAAACCGGTGCTGTGCACGCAACCGGGTACGCAGGACCGTAACAGAAAGGCACTCAAGACATGCAAAGAACGACAATTACGATTACTAACCGTAATCGTGCTGCGGTGCGTTCTCTCGGTCGACGGTTCCGGCCCGGGATTCCGCGCACACTCGATCTGCTCGATAGGCAGATACGCATTGTGCGCGGGAATCCTTGGTTGTGGATCGAGGGCGAGGACTGGGGCGGAGAGCCTGTAGACCTGGGCAACTTCCACGAGAATGAACTCAGGGAGCTGGCTCACGGTCTCAGTCTGGACAAGACCGGCAGCAAACACGAGCTCATCGACCGTATCGAGCGCGCGCGAGACGAGATCGAGTATGATCTCGACGGAGAAGTCGACGAGGAGGAGTCGCCAGAGGAAGACGAATCGACTGAGGACGCGTACCCCGAGGGGGACGAAGATTCCGACGAGGAGATCGCAGATCCTGGCGAGGAAACCGACGAGGAGGCGTCATGGGAGGGCTACTCCGTCTCGGAGCTCAAGGACGAGCTTCGCGACCGGGACCTGCCCGTTTCAGGCACCAGGCTTGAGCTCATCGACCGCCTGGAAGCATTCGAGGAAGAGGAGGACGAGTAATGGCGGAAGTCAAAGGTGCTACGGCAGCCGGCTCGGCTGACTGGGGCAAGAGCATCGTCGATGACCTGACTGAGCTGAGAACTCAGTTCATCGCGTTGTTGGTGAAGCTGGACGGGGAGGCTCAGGTCGCTAACGACTACGAGTCCACTCTGACGCCAGCCGCGTTAACTACGACGAAATGAGGTAAGCGATGTACGGGAGCGTAGCGAACGTCGTCACAATGACGGGTCTTAGACCCTCGGATCTCAAGTTCGAGACAACTGAGGAACTAAACGCGTGGCTTGCCGGTCGGTTAACTGAGATCGCGATACTGATCGATAAGGATCGCAATCGCAGCGACTGGGACGAGCAAGGCTGGCTGCCAGCCATCGATATGATCGCGGACCGTTGGTGTGCGGAGTTCGTTCGCTTCATCATGGCTACTCGTGACGCTCCCATCGTTAAAGTGGACGACCTTACCGTGGAAGTACCGAGCGATTCGGTGCCCGGTAAAGGAGTCTTACGCGATCTGCGTCGATTCCCGCGTACAATCGACAAGCAGTTCGTGCTGGAGATGGGCGTAGTTAGAGCGCCACCGGAGACTGCGACATGAGCCCAGTCAACTTTGAGGTCGTAGTGGAAGGAGACGCCCTCGACTTCTCTCCGGTTGCGAATCGTGCGATTGATAAGGCGTTTGAGCTTATGGCTACGGAAGTCTGGGGCAACATCGCGCGAGAAGCGCCGACAGATGAGGGGCGATTGGGCGGTTCGTTTGAGCTCGTTCGCGAAGGTTCTCGTCAATGGCGCGTTTTCACGAACGCGTTGTACGCGACTTTCGTGCATGATGGCACAGGCATACATGGACCGGTTGGTCGACGTATTGTGCCGAAGAGAGCTAGCGTTCTGGTGTATCGTTGGATGGGCAAAACGTGGTTCAGCAAGTCTGTAGCCGGACAGAAACCGAATCCGTTCGCGGATAGAGCTATAGCGCAGGCGGAAACGCGAGCCGAAGACTTCGCGAAGTTAGCTATACGGCAGGTGTTCGACTCATGAATACCATGAAACGGTCCGAAGCTAAACGTCAGATTCGTGAAGCTATCTTCGCGCGTTTGCGTAAAGAGCTGCACAGTGGTGGTCGTTTGACCGGCTTGAAGGGCGTTTACGACGGCGAACGCGTTCGTCTCCTGCCAGAGTTGCCGGCAGTCTTCCTGATTCGTGAGAGCGAAGTCGTGTCTCAGCAGCGAATTCATCAGACGTTCGAGTACGAACTGTCGTTCTTAGCGTTAGTTACTAACGAAGAGCCGGACGTCGGCTTGGACGAAGCGGAGGACTGGGCGGCGGAAGCTTCCTTCATTGCGACGCAGAACCCGCGTAATCTCGGCTTACCGTTCGTAAACGACGCGAAACTGATACGATCTGTGCCGGTCTCCGGTCCGCACACTGAAGGCCGCAGAATCGGTTCGGTAGACATCGTACAGATAACGTACACAATCGTGCAACAGTAAAGGAGAAGCACATGGAACGACTCAGATATCTGGGTGTAGCTGACGAAGCCACCTACAACCCAACGGTGCCACCGGAGGCGACCTTGCATGTGGATATCGCATCCGCAACGCTGGACGCACCGACCGACCCGGACCTCGTTTACGAGGGAGGACTCGGTAGATCAGCGCGTACGAGGCGTCCTGGTTTCTATGCACCGATCGGTAACCTCGTGTACGCGTTCGATATTGACAGTATCGGCGAATTCTTGCGATGGGCTCTGGGCGGGTACGTGTTTACAGCCGACGATCCGGAAATTGGGCTGAACACCCATGAGTTCTACGGGTCAAACGAGTCGCTGTTGCCGTCTTTCACAGCCCGATTGGGCAAGGACGAGCTAGCGGACGCGACAAACTTCGAGCACGTTTTCACAGGTTGCGTGGTCGGGCAGCTTGCGATTGCGGCTAGCGACAATCTGGTGCAGGTGACGGTCGACGTGCAAGCAGCGCGCGACTACAGGGACGACATTAAAGCGATTGCGGACCTTCTGCTGCCGAGCTCGTACCCGTTGGCCTTCCACGAAGTCACAGCCAGCCTGGACTCGGTAGATCGCTCCGCGCTCGTCAAGTCCGTAGACTTCGCAATCAACAACAACGCAGCTGTAGCGGACGGGCGCTCCATCGGTGAAAGGTTCCCGAGACGAATACCGTTCAACGAGCGAAGCACGACGTTCTCTCTGACACTGTTCTGGGAATCGCTAGCGGAGCTGCAGCAGTTCTGGGGCGATATCGACGGTGTCGCACTAACAGGACAGCTGGACATTCCCGTCATATTCACGTTCAACGCGGGAGACGACGCAGGCACGTGGGCAGCCGACAAGACGATGGAAGTAACCCTACCGCGTTCGTGGTACACGCAGTCTCAACAGCAGGCTAGCGGGCGTTCTGAGCTCGTTCAGACTGTAGCAGGTCGAGCGCTGTCTGGGGACATCGCGCTGGCGGACGCCATAACCATCGTCGACGCAGAAGTCTACGTCAAGCTCATCAACACGCAAACAGATCTATCCGTCTAACAGGAGGAAGACTAGCTATGACGCTAACGAAAGCAGAGATACTGCTAGGGACACAGGCTCGCAAGAACGTATTCATCGACGCTCTTGACGGGGAAGTCGAGATTCGACCGCTCACGGACGGAGAACTGCATCAGATTCAGTTGAAGTTCGTGCGCGCGGTTTCCATGAAGC